TCGGTTCTTTTCGGAGAGCCGAGGGTTTTGTCTTTATGGAGTCTATTTATGAGTACCTAGTTATTGGATGGGCAGCGACCCATCCCCGCCTCGCCAAAGTGGGGTGTGGACATGATTAAAAAAGGCGAAAAGCCAAGGGAGGGTTTCTAACTATGGGAAGTAAAAGAGTAGGTCTCGCGAGGACACAGGCTCTATTTGAGGGTCTAAAGAGAAGTTTGACAATGAGTGGCACCACATTTACGGGCGCAACACTCAAGAGTGGTACAGTTGATAGCTGCACACTTAAGGGTGACCACGTTGTCACAGGAACGGGCGTTGATGCCTTTAAGAGGACAGATGAAACCAGTATTATAGCTACTGGCGCCACAAACAAAGATGTAAGTATCGCATTACCTGCTGGCGCAATGATTATTGATGTGGGTATTGTTGTATCAGATGCAGTTGTTATCAACTCTGCCGCTGATCTGTCTGTGTCAGTTGGGACGGCATCTGGCGGCACTCAAATTTGCACAGCAGCAAAGCTCATCTCAAACAACACTGCCGCTGGTGCGGGAGAAGCGATCAACGTTATCGGAGCCAGTGGTGAGGGCGCTTCATCATTAGCATTTGTAGCGCAAGCGCCCCTCTGGGATAGCGCTGCGAGAACCATCCACATTAGAGTTGCCAACAGTGCGAACAACATCACCGCCGGCAAGGTCTACGGCTTCATCCGTTTTACGGTTGTGAAATAACGGATAGGTAAGGAGGACTTAATAATGTCTAGAAGAATAGGACTCGCAAGGTGGGAAGCACTGCTTGAGGATTTGAAGAGAAGCCTAAGTGGCACCGACACAACTCTCAATGGTGTGACCATCAAAAGCGGAGAAATTGAAGATTGTACTCTTTCAAATGACCATACGGTCACGGGTACAGGGTTATGTGGAGTTCAGAGGTCCGACGAGACCTCTCTAACCAGAACAGGCGCCGGAATCATGGGTGCGATGGAAGTATCACTTCCCGCAGGTGCCCTAATCATTGATGCTGGCGTTATCATTTCAGACGCCATCGTAATTGGCGGCAACTCTACCGTGACAGTCAGGGTTGGAACCGGAGCGGATGGGGAGCAGATCTGCGCGGCTGCTAACCTTATGTCAGCTGATACAGATGAGACCGTTAAGACCGTAATGAATGTTATCGGTGCCAGCGGCGAAGCAGGAGTAAGCTTAGCGTTTGCCGCTCAGGCGCCTATGTGGAGCAGTTCTACTAGAACAATCCACATTACAATGCGAAATGGTGATGCCGAGAACACCACCGCCGGCAAGGCGTATGGATTCGTTCGGTTTATGATTGTTGCATAAATAAAGATTACAGGGATATATTCTTTGTATATAGCCCCCTCCTTCCGGAGGGGGTTTTCTTTTGTAAACAACTATTTACTATATTACGGAGGACCCAATGGGCAAGAAGAGAAGATATAGAAAGTTTCCACAAAAGTTTGGTAGAAAGTACGCTTTAAAGTATGGGTTGAACAAGAACACTGAAGTGGCGACTGAGGTAATCAACACCACACCAGAGCCAGTGATTATGGCTGCTCCTGAACCAGTTGTGAAAGAGACAGTTGTTGTGGCAGCACCAGAGTCAGCCACCATTACAGCGACTGCTGATCCGATTGTAGAGGCTCTAGAAGCGGCACCAAAGAAGAAAGCTGCCCCTAAGAAGAAGGCAAAGGCAGCCACTAAAATAAAGGCTGAGACAAAGAGTACCACCACAACTACTCGTAAGACAACGAGAAAAAGAACCACACGGGCAAAAACAACAACGTAGTCGTGCTTTCTAATTCTCTCAACTAATTATCTAGAGGAGAATTCTAAGCATGGTTGCACCACCCGTTCTATCACCTAAAAGTCAGGTAAGCGCTGTAAGGCTTCCTCCCACGGGATCTGCGGACGACGTAGCCGCAGTCCTACCCTTGGGTATGTACACGGGCTCCGTGGACTTCCTGACGGGTGCTGCAGCCCAGGTTGCCTATACCTATAAAAAGTTGGGTGGAGATGTCCTTGACATTGAACTTAGCTCCTCAAATGTATACGCAAACTACGAAGAGGCTTGCCTAGAATATTCTTATTTGGTCAACACTCACCAGGCAAAGAATATTCTCTCAGCCATTCTCGGCAACGCCACCGGAACTTTTGACCACAGAGGTGAGCTTAAGTCGGGCTCGCTATCTTCTAGTTTAGGCGGCACCGGTATAGAGCTTAAATATCCTCAGATTAGATTTGAGTATGCCCGTCGTGTTGGAAACGCTTTTGCATTTGACGCGGGCATCGCTGGCACCGTGCGGCAGTATTCTGCGTCCATTGACATTAAAGAAGATGTGCAAGATTATGATCTTCAGGCTATCGTATCTTCATCCGCAGCTGCCGGTGGTGTTGATTATGCCTCCATAGATCGTGATCAAAGGATTATTGTTAATCGTGTCTTTTATAATTCTCCACGCTCTATGTGGAGGTTCTATGGCTACTACGGCGGATTGAACGTGATTGGCAACTTGGCTACATACGGACAATATGCAGATGATTCTACTTTTGAGATGGTTCCCGTCTGGCAGAACAAACTGCAGGCAATGAACTTTGAGGATATGCTTTACACACGCACATCTCACTTCTCGTACGAGTTGCTTAATAACAGGTTGAGAATCTTTCCACAACCTTCACTTGGCGAGGTAGAAAAGATGTGGTTCACATTCTCAGTCCTTGACAATGCGTGGACCGAAGACGCCACCATGAAGGACGGTGTGGACGGTATCAACAACTTGAATACAATCCCGTTCACCAACATCCCTTACCAAAACATTAACTCTGTAGGTAAACAGTGGATCCGCCGCTTTGCTCTGGCGCTCTCAAAAGAAACTTTGGGGCAGATTAGAGGTAAGTTCGGCACCATTCCAATTCCTGGCGAGAACCTCACGCTTAACGCTAACGAGCTATTAGGTCAGGCAAAAGAGGAACAAACTACACTTCGTGATGAGCTGAAGACCGTCCTAGATGAGATGGTATATTCAGCCCTAGCGGAAAAGGACGCAGCCATAGCAGGGAACATCAACACAATCAAGCAGCACGCACCGTTGCCAATTTTCCAGGGTTAGGGGGTCTAGATGGCAGATAACAAATGGAAGCAGCCAGCGCAACCCCCTCCGCCTTTATTTATCGGAGAAAAAGAGCGCGACCTGATCAAGCAAGTCAATGACGAGCTAATTGAGCGCGTTGTAGGGCAACAGATACTCTACTACGCGATTGACGAGGCTACAACCAATTACCATGATCTTTATGGTGAGGCTATAGAAAAAACATTTCTACCTCCCCTTAGAGTTTATGCCTTGGTTGAGTGGAACAAATATGGCACAGAGGTTACAGGACCAATAGGTGTAGAGAGAAACCTTGAAATTACCGTACACTTCCATAAGCGAAGGTTAACGGAGGATCAAGACCTCTTCGTTAGAACCGGAGACTTTGTTTCATATGGCAATGCCTACTACGAGATAGTAAGCTGGGCAGAGCCAAGAAAGATATACGGACAAGTAGACCACAGTATTGAGGTTTCAGCAAAGTGCATTAGAGCACGCTCGGGAGTTTTTGATGCCAGCTAGAACAGCCACAGTGGTCCGAGGACCAGTTGATAGAGAATATGAAATCATGCCCTCCAACCTGGAGACTATTGATCGGGCTTTTTACAATTGGCTTGATGAGACACTTGATATCTTCGCGACAAGCAACAGAGGTTGGAACAAGGTTCCGCTCCTGTGGGTGTCTGCCGAAAGAGCATTCCAAGTTAAGCATGATAAGGATCTAAGAGATTCTAACGGCGTCCTAAAGTTACCGCTTGTTACGATTGAGAGAACAGGGATAGAAAAGGACCCGTCAAGGAAAGGCATCTACCAAGCCCATATCCCCCCGCAGAATGATGCTAAGGGTGGTGCGATTGTGATTTCTAAGAGAATGAATCAGACTAAGACGGGCGACTTTGCTAACGCTGACTCTTTTAAAACAAAGCCTAACTTCGGCGTGCAAGGTCCGTTGGTCGGGCAGCTAAACTTTCCATTTAAGAATAACAAGGTGGTTTACGAGACATTAACAATGCCTGTCCCCACCTATGTGAACATATCTTATAACGTTATTCTGCGAGGTTCATACTTCCAACAGATCAATGAAATGCTAACGCCCTTCTTGGTCAAGACAGGGCAAATCAACAATTTCTTTATCAATGCCGATGGTCACAAGTTTGAAGGATTCTTGCCACAAGATTTTGCGCAGAACAACAATGTCGCAAATCTAGGCGACGATGAGCGAACTTTTGAGACCTCAATCAGTATTCGCATCCTTGGATATCTCATCGGCGCAGGCAAAAATGAAGAGCGCCCCAAGATTACAGTACGGGAAAATGCGGTGGATATTAAGCTGCCCCGAGAGCATGTTATTTTGGGTGATATTCCGACCACAGTATCGGGCGCCTTTTAT